TTGCCCTTGACCTTCGTTATCAGATATTGCCCGTCGATGTCGTGGCTTGTGATATCGATGTCTATGCATTGCCCAGCCCGCAGACCATCCGAATCCGTCTCGAAGGTCACTTCCACGGGCATCAGGCCGTAACGTCGCACGAGGGCACTTGCGCGTTCGATGGTGAGGTCCTTGCCGACCAATTCCGAATCCTGTTCGACCGCCTCATAATAGCCACTGCCGCCTTCGATGCCTTCTCTCAGGGTCACCTCCTCCCCATTCTGAACGCGGGTCACAATGTCCATCATGCCCTCATAGGTGACGGCCAATACTTCAATGGCAGAGAGTGGCGTCCCACCATCGTCCTGAGATATGATGTTCGAGTCATAGGCCCAATACCAATCCTTTCCAGTATCCACACCCAGTAACCCCACGTCCAAATCCGCGCCGCCGTCGATCGTGATGTGTGTGGGCTTATAGGCTACGGGATACGCGAGGGCGAACGTCATGGCCGCCCCGTCCCCAAGGAATGTCTCGATCCTCGAACCCGTCAATCCCCGGGCATCGGTTATCCACTGGATGTTGCGATAGTTCTGTCTGTGATACTTGACATACATCTTGCGGTAATTATCTGAACTGTCGCTGAGGTAGAGGGGGGCCGGGTTCGCGGTGCGGTTGAAGAAATGAACGTCTTTATCGTGGTCAATGTACCAAGAATGGCCAGACAGGTCACAGAGGGATTCCATCACATCGGACGCCTTCATGTAATTTATCCCGAGGTCTGCGATCGTGCAGCCATCGAGCGTATTGGTGTGAGTGAATCCCTCGCTCGGCATGAAATCGTCGATCATGTGCTGGATTATCTCGCCACACGTGTGAGCGAGATAGTTGCCATAGATGATGTGCCGGTCGAATATCTCCTCGTAACCTATAGCGACCACACTGAAGCGGAGGCAGTTATTATCGCCATCCTCTTTCTTCTCGGTCACTTCATCTATTGTGCCGCCGAAGATGGTCGTCCCGCTCTTTTCCAGTTGAACGTCCTGCCCCACTGCTGGCCTATATGCCCCAGCAGGGTCGGTCATGTTGAAACTGATAGTATTCTTGACGCGCAGCTCATCGTGCCACTGCAACGAGTTCGCGTCCAAGAGCGAGGTCTTGTCATCCACGCCGATCGTGAGCGTCAGCATTAGATGTTCATCCCCGTCCTTCTGCGGATCTCCCGGACCACCTTCTCCACTATGAGGTCGTCATCTAATGTCTGTTGAACTTGGACCGTGACGTAATTGTTGTTGATTACTTTCGCACCGGATTTGTATGCCTTCGTCTCCTCGGGACTAAGGATTAGTTCCGTGCCGGATTCTCCCGCCATCAAGAGGGTCGGCTTGGTTACTTCCATGCCTCCGGCGGCTGCAGGAATCTCAGTTGATGTCGCTGCGGGGGCATTATATGTATATCCCTCAGGAACATTGGTCCATTGGCCATTCGCACCCTTCCAGAAGCCGAGGCGGATCATCATATCCTCTTCCGACTCGTTCGGCATACGAACGAACGATACTTCTTCGGGTTGCTCGAACGCCCCCCTCCTCTGTTGTGCCTCCGCTGCCTCGCGGCTGTATCGCATCTGTTCTTCTTTGTCCCTTTTCGCTTGTTCCCGGGTATTCTTCTGCATCTCTTCGCCAGCAGCATACACTAATGCTCCGGTTGCGATTATGACGCCCGCGATGATGGGGATGGCCGAACCCATCGTCGCGATCGCCCAAGCAGCGGCAGCAGATCCCGCCATCAACCAGAATGCGGCAGTCAGGCCCGCGAGTGCCGCAGTTATGATGGTGAATGCTATCTGCACATCATCGGACATCGAAGAAATAGCTATCCATCCCGCGATCACCGCGCCCAATGCAGATGCTCCAGCAAGAAGCGTCATGTTCCTTTTGAGAGAGACCACCGACCCTTCGATGTTGCCGAACGCACGCACGACGGCGGGGGCCATATCCTTCATGCCCTTCCACGCGGTCACGAGGCTGGCTATCATCGTTATGCCAGCAGGGATTATCTGCAAGTAGGCGCGAGTTTGAGTGTCGTTGAGATTATCCTGGGCGATTTTGGCGGCATCGACAGCGAGGACATGGCGATCCTCTGCCGTCTTGAGCAGGTTCAGGGCTTGCGTGGCCTCATCGCTCGCCACCCCGAACTTCTCCACCGTTTCCGTATATGTCTTCTGTGCGGCATTGACGCTGTTGGTGGTGGAATCTACTGCGACGTTGGCCTTCTGAACGCGATACTGCGCCTTCTCCAGCGCATCGAACGCCTGATAGAGCGAGAACGCCGCCGTCGCAACCCCAGAGAACCCCACCAAGAGTTCCTTTGAGGCTGTAGTCAAAGATGCCTGAGCCTTCTCCGCCTTCTGCGCGCCCGACACTATCGCCCCAGAGGTGTTATCCGCTTCACCGGCCACCTTCTTGAATACTGCGGACGCCTTATCGTCGGCACTAAGAACATAGACGATCTCGCGCTCGGCCATTACTTCGTCTCCTTAAAGGCTTTCTGCGCCTCCTCGGATTCGTTCTTCAGGCCCACGAGCATGAACATATATTCCCCTACTGGTAGCGACTTCACCTCGTCGTATGTGAGGTGGAACTCGTGCATCACGGCCCAGATGTTTCGAGCTTCACTTGTTCGGCTTCCTTCCTCAAGTCCCGAAAATCCAGGTGCTGATGCGTCAATGCGGCCAGCGCGACCATCTTGTCCACGCCCATCCTCTTGAGGTCGTCCATCGTCGCGGATGGATCGACCTTGCTCAGCATCTTCCATGTTTCCAGGAGGACGAGTTCCCCGCCGTCCTTCTCGTGAAGCCGCTTCAGCTCGTCGTTGTCGTATTGGGTGAGCGTCTTGATGCGGATGGTCCCTAATTCCTTGTCCTCTATCACTATTATCTCGTCGGCCTTCTTGATGAAGTCGGCCAGTTTGAAGTCGCTCATTTCGTAGTCCTCACGGAACTGTTCTTATCAATGGTCCGCTGCCCCTTATCCTGATGATCACTGCCGCGACATCGCCCACGTTCCCGGATATGGATGGGTATGTTTCCAATACGCCCGTCCCATCATAGGAGGGGTTCGTCGCGCTCATCACCGCGCTCGTCGCCCGCACCTTGAACACGAATGGATCGGCCCCTACCAACGGGAACAATACCTCATCCACTAGAGCGGCATCGAAGTCCTGGTTGAACTCCACCTCTGCATCCCAGTCCGCGAATCCCGCTAACCTTGTCTTTGCCGTCGCCCCGCTTGCGGTCGTTTCCTTTATGTCCGCCCCGCAGTTCAGTTTTACGCTTCGGACGTATGCGCTCAGGTCCTCCGTGGTGACGGTTACAGTCGGTGTGGTCAGCACGAATATGGCCATTACGTCACCTGTGACAGCGCCCCAGTTCCCCTTACCCTTACGGTGGTCACGGCCAGGTCCCCGACATTGCCGGAGATGGGGTTGTATGATTCCAGGACCGCATTCCCTTCATACGATGGGTTGGTCGCGCTTACGCCAGCACTCGTGGCCCTTACCTTGACGGCGAACGGCGCGGCCCCTACCAGGGCGAACACCGTCGCATCTACCATCGTCGCCGCAAAGTCCTGGTTGAACTCTATCTCCATGTCCCAGTCGATGAAGCCCGCCAGCCTTGTCTTGGCCGCCGCCCCGCTTGCCGTGGTCTCCTTGATGTCCGCGCCATAATTTATCTTGACGCTCCTGACATACGCGCTCAGGTCCTTGGCTACGAGCATCACCTGAGGGCTTTTCAATACGAATATTGCCATGCTTTTGTCCTCCTACAATATACCGACGACCCCATGTAACGTGAAATGGGGCGATGTTCCTCCGATGGTCCAATACAGGCGCCAGTAGGTCTCGGTATAAGGCCCCACTATCGTCTTATATTGACTCCCGATTCCGGTCAGTTGGTCAAACGAGAATACATCAGTGGGGCTTCCGAACCCGACCGTGTCGCATTGGACCTTGACCGTGCATGTGGGGTTCGTCCCCGTTACGGCGGTGCAGTGGATGGCGGCATATACTGTCTGTGTACCCGTTACCGCACCCAGCACCCTCTCCGTTCCGGGGCCGGTGGCCGATTTATCCCCCTCGGCGAGGACCAAGCCCCTGACGAATGGCCCCGCGCCCCTGCATTCCACCGTGAACCTGACCAGGTCGCCGACCGTGTAACCTCTGTCGAACTTCGGTATCAGGGCGTTCATAAAGAACGCTCTCTCCCCATCCGCGCCCGTGGTGGGGCATACCGTTACTGGAACTGCCGCCCCGCCTACGCGATCGGGCAGATAGTCCCCTATGGTCGCGGCCGCATCATCCTCTAGGTATCCCTCGCCCTCTATCAGGCCGTCGGTCATGCCCGGTATCCTCGTCTTATAGGTCGCACCGCTGGCCGTAGTTTCCAGCATATTGATATCTACGCTGGCCTTGACGCGGTTCTCGAAGCCGGAGAGGTCATAGCTCCCCACATAATGCTTACAGTTTTTCAGAACATATACTGCCATTCTCAGCCGTCACCTCCCCGTATTCCAGGATAACGCCGCACTTCTTGCAGATGCTCTTGGTCCCCCCGGCGGTCGTGGCATCCAGCCATTCGTGCCTACATCCGATGACCTTATCCTCCTCTGGAAATTGAGATATACTATCGAGTTCCGCCTCG